CATTGAGGGCACCAAACGTATTTATGGCTTGCGACCAAAGGGTACGTTAATCATGTTCTGGTATGATGATGATCATGGAGATAACGATACTTGTGTGTGCAGGTCCAGAAAAAAGCATTCAGGTAATCACTTCAAGTGATGAGATTTGTCATCTTCACCCCGCAATAGGGTTATAATCCACTGCCTGTTTTCCGATCATGGCAGTCCTTGCAAAGGGGCTGCCAATTGCTTTCATCCCAGAAAAGCGTCATATCACCCCGGTGCGGGATAATGTGGTCAACCACGGTCGCTGGTGTCAGTTTTCCCTGGTGTTTACACTCCGCACAGAGCGGATGTCGCCGCAGGAATAGCGCACGGGCCTTGCGCCATCGGCTGTCATAACCACGCGCGTTCGCGCCACCTCGTAGGCGATCATTGGAATATGCGGCGTGTTCCGGGCAATACACGTCGTTGTCGCACAGGTTCGGGCAGCCCGGATAGCGGCATGGGCGTTTTGGCTTGCGTGGCATATTATCACCTCAAATCAAAAGGAGACCCCGTTCGTCATACACGGAGCCTCCGTTCTGGTTCTTCATCGCCCGATCCAGCGCCATCACCAGCGCCACCGCGCCATCCACCTTCTCGGTGGATTTCTCCTTGTCAATCTTGAGGTTGCCCGCCGGGTCGGTGCGCACAAAGGTGTTGTCCATGTTCCAGCGCAGCACCGGGTGCCCGCCATGGTTGAGCCTGCGTTCCAGTACAATTCGCATCAGCTCCTTGGTGGGAGGGCTCATATCCTTAAACCCCTGCCCAAAGGGGATCATGATGAATCCGTCATCCTCCAGCGTCTGCACCATCATGGTGGCGTTCCACCGGTCATAGGCGATCTCCCGGATGTTGTAACGCTCGCCCAGCTGCACAATGAACTGCTCGATGAACCCGTAATGCACCACGTTTCCTTCGGTGGTTTTGATAAACTCCTGTTTCTCCCATACATCGTACATGACATGATCGCGGCGGACGCGCAGCGGCAGCGTTTCCTCCGGCAGCCAGAAGAATGGCAGCACAGTATATGGCTCTTCCTCGTCTTCCGGGGGAAACACCAGTACCAGCGTTGTGAGGTCGGAGGTGCTGGAAAGATCCAGCCCGGCGTAGCAAGCCCGACCTTCCAGCTCCGCAGGTATCACTACACCGCCGCATTCGTCCCAGCGATCCATGGGCATCCAGCGTACAGACTGTTTCACCCACTGGTTCAGGCGCAGCTGGCGGAACATGTTCTCATCCGCCGGCGTTTCCACCGCCTTGCGGAAGGCATCCCGCACCTTGTCAATGGAAATGGTGCAGTCCAGCGACGGGTTCGCCTTGTACCAGTTCTGCTCATCCTGCCAGTTGGCGTCATCCGGCAGGCCATACACCAGCGGATAGAAGCGGGGATCCGCCTTCCGGCCCTCCAGAATATCGATCGCCTTCTGATGCACTTCCCAACAGATGGAATTGCGGTCGGTACCCGCGGTTGTCAGGAAGAACCACAGCGGCTGCCTGCGCGCGTCACCGGAACCCTGCGTCATCACATCGTAGAGCGCGCGGGTGGGCTGGGTATGCAGCTCATCAAAGATACAAGCGCTGACGTTCAGACCGTGCTTGGTGGCGACCTCCGAGGACAGCACCTGATAAATGCTCCCCGTGGGTTGATATACCATACGTCGCGTGGAGGGGATGATCTTGATGCGCCTGCTGAGCGCCGGGGACTGTTTGACCATGTCAACGGCCACATCAAACACGATGGCCGCCTGCTGCCGGTCGGACGCGCAGGAATACACCTCAGCCTTCCATTCGTCGTCATTGACCAGCATATTGAGCGCCAGCGCCGCGCCCAGCTCGCTTTTTCCGTTTTTCTTGGGGATCTCGATATAGGCGCTGGAATATTGCCGGGTGCTGAGGTCCTCTTCCCGGATGGTCCCGAACACATCCGTGACGATTTTCTTCTGCCAGGGCAGTAACAGAAACGGCTTCCCATGAAACTCGCCCTTGGTGTGCCGCAGGCATTCGATAAAGCCAATGACACGGTTTGCCTTTTCTTCACTGAATGCCATGCTGCCAGCCTCCCTTCAGCAGCTGTTCCATCGGATCTTCTGCCATCCCGTCATCCTTGCCGCCGGCCGCGATGATGCGTGCGCGGGTTGCGGGCGTCAGGCCAAACTCCGTACAGAAGGACTGCATGATTTTCAGGTTCTGCTGCGCAATGGATACCTGCGGCACCTGCTGCACATACCCAGAAGGGGTTTTGAAGATGGATCCATGCTGGGTAATGAATTCCTCGGCTTCCCGCCAGCGGGCATATGCCTGGCAATAGCCGGCAAAGGCCGTCAGGTCGACCATGGTCAACACACCCATCGCTTCCAGCGGGGAGGCCAGCCGTTTCCACTCTCTTTTCGCTTCGGGCAGAAGCCAGACCGGGCACTTCATATTCCCCTTGGGCGGGGTGGGCTCTTTTACGTTGAGCGGACGTTTGCCCGGATTTCCCTCCAGCATTTTGATTGCGGTGGGCTTTGGTTTTCTGCCGCGCGTGGCCAACGGCTACACCTCCTTTCTGCTGTTACTTCACTATCTCCTCATAGGATTGCACCTCCCCTCCGCGGAGCACGCTGACAGGCGCGTCCGGATAATCGGTGTGGAACCGCTGCACGATGACGCTGGCGTACTTGGGATCCAGCTCGATCATCCGGCAAATGCGGTCCGTCTGCTCACAGGCGATCAGCGTCGATCCGCTGCCGCCAAAGGTGTCCAGCACGATGCCGTTGGGGGCGGAGCTGTTTTTAGTGGGATATGCCAGCAGCGGCACGGGCTTCATGGTCGGATGCTCCGCGCTGCGCTTGGGCTTGTCGAAGTTCCAGATAGTGGACTGTTTTCGGTCTGAGAACCATTTATGCTTGCCGTTGGGCAGCCAGCCGAACAATATCGGCTCATGCTGCCACTGGTAGGGTGAGCGGCCCAGCACTAGCGCGTTCTTTACCCAAATGCACACACCGCTGATATGGAAGCCTGCCTCCTGAAACGCACGCCGGAAGTTGAGCCCCTCGGTATCCGCGTGAAAGACGTACACAGAACTGCCTTCAGCCATATGCGCCGCCATGTTCCGAAACGCCGACAGCAGAAACTCATAGAATTTGCTGTCCGACATATTGTCATTTTGAATGGTTTTTCCATCCGCGCTTTCGTATGCTATGTTGTAAGGGGGATCGGTCACGACGAGGTTGGCTTTGACGCCGTCCATGAGCCGGTGCACGTCGGCTTCATTGGTGGCGTCGCCGCAGAGCATCCGATGCCTGCCCAGTGTCCAGAGGTCACCCGACTGCACGAAGGGCGTAATGGCGTCCGGGTCAATCGCGCAGTCGTCATCCTGCACATCCTTGTCATGGACCTTGGAAAACAGATCGTCGATTTCGGCGGCGTCAAACCCTGTCGCGCCCACGTCGTAGCCGGACGTCTGCAGGTCGGCGAGCAGATCGGCCAGGGCCACGGGCTCCCATTCACCGACGGCTTTGTTGAGCGCAACATTGAGCGCTTTTTCGTCCTGCGGGTTTTCGATATGCACCACTACGCAGTCGATCTCTGTCGCGCCCTCGGCTACCAGCACCTTGAAGCGCTGATGACCGCCTACGATGTTTCCTGTCGCCTCGTTCCAAATCACCGGGTCCACGTACCCGAAGGTGTTCAGGCTCCGTCTGATCTTTTCATAGGCGGGGTCGCCTGGTTTCAGGTCTTTCCGCGGGTTGTACTGTGCGGGCTTAAGCTGCTCAACAGGGATCCGCTGCAGGTTCATGGCTGTGTTCATGGTGTATCCTCCGGTGTTTTTTGGTGGACAGGAAAACAGCCGCTGCATTAAGCGGCTGCTGAGTCAATATTTGGTTGATACCCCCCTCCCCGAATTTCGCGGAAACTCACGCGAGAGGGGGCTGCGGTCTCCGTCGAAGCGTTGACAGCGATTGGAGGCCCCCCACCCCTAAGGGGATAGGTGTTACTCCTCCGGCTGTTTGGTCTTTGCTTGCTGGCGAAGCTCAGCGTATTTCTCCTTGTGACGTTCAGCGGCCTCCGGAGTGGGAAAGGCAGCTGACCCGTTCAGGTTGGAAAGCAGCAGTTTACGTTCCGTTTTCATATCCTCGCCACCGTATCCAAGGCGCAGGAGCCAGGAACGCATGAAGTATTTCTCGTTCTCAGGCTTCTGCAGCTTTGGTTGTACTCGGTTGGCGCACTGAACAGCTATGACGATGCGGTTCAATAGGTTGGCGTAGGCTGCCCAGAGCTCGGGACGTTGCTCGTCAAAGGGGAAGCTCAGCGTGGCTTTTCCATCCCGGTAATCAAAGCCATCCAGAGAACCTTGTTCGCGGTACTCGTTCAGCAGTCCGGAGAACACCTCCGGGCTGTCCGGCCGGTACTCCTGCAAGCGGCTGACCAGCGTGTCCGGGATGACAAGAAATCCGCTCCCGACAGATCGGTTCAACAGGTATTGCTTGCTGTACAGCAGGAAGATCAGATTCGTAAGTGCCTCGATCGTCATTGACGCAGGAACGCTGATCTCCATCCGTTCGGGAACCTTCGTTCCTTCCTCCACAAGATATCCTTGTTCAATCAGGAAGGGCTTCAGGGCTTCCGGCATCTCCGCGTCCTCCATGATGATGTTTCCCTGCTTGTCGATGGTCACCGCGCCAATATGGTAGGCGCAGGTGGGCATACCAGCGTATTCGGGTTTAGTGTTCAGGATCTCAGCGATGTGGTGCACCAGCGCCTTGCGGTCTGTGGTGTTCGTTTCCAGAATCATGATCATACCTCCTTTGATTTGGGTATGACATTCATCACTCGGGTAGGCAACAAAGTCAAGTAATATAACGTTTTGCGGTCGTTGCATGCAACAGCCGGGCAAGCCCGCGCCTGGCACCTTCCACATCGCCCGCCAGTGCCTGCCCGCGGAGTGTTCGGATTGTCTGGACGGGCAGCTTGCCACGATAGGGCTTCAGGGAACGGATAAATTGCTGTGCGGTCATAGGTCCTCCCAAAGAAATGACCTCCGCGGTTTACCCGCGAAGGCTTCTGGATTCTGCTTTGCCGAGTATACCATATCATACCGGGGCGGGTGTCTTATACTGTCTTTTCATGTCTTTTTGCACCGTTTCCATATTTTTTTCGACGGTCTGCAGCGCGCGCCCGTGAACCTTGTAGACATAGCGCTCCTCCAGATTCAGGCAGGCGGCGATCTCACTCCAGCTTTTATAGCACAGGTACCGCTGCTCCAGCAGCAGCTGAAACTCCGGGCTTTTCACCTTCTGGATCGTGGCGTACACC